AAATTTTGTGTATCAGTAAGATCAGAAATATCTGAAGGAATGAACGGTGTATTTGCTAGATCGTCATAGTTACCTGAAAATAATAAATTTGAAGTATCAGTAAGATCAGTAATATCACTTATTATGACAGTATTAGCATCAACATTATACAATTCAGTAAAATTCTGATTAATTTTTGTAAATGCCGTTCTTAAAGGATCGCCAGTGCGGTCATTGGCAGTTGTCCCTACATTTATGGTTTGTTTAGCCATTTGTTCCTCTTATATTGTGTCTGCAGTGATTACATTATCATCTGCGGTAACTTTAATTGAATCTGCAGTAGTTCCATAATTTGATGGTGGGAATATAGTTTCACTAAATGGATCCAACTCACTGAAGTCTATAATATCATTACCTTTTTCTTCATAGAATATATTTTTAGCTATTGGGTCTGCAATAAACATATCTTCAAGGTTTTCAATATCATCAGTTTTGTGATCTGCATAATGTGTATCAATATCGTCGACACCTGTAGCAAATCGCTCGTTTGAATATTCAAATAATTCGCATTTGAGATCATATACTTGAAGAGCCCCAGTCTGATAGAATACCGATTCATGTTCTACAAACATGACCTTAAAGAACTTATTATTCATTGGCATGTAAATCAGATCACCTTCTTTTGGACGTAGTAAAGAAGGATCGTGACGTGTTGCAAAACGCTCAAAAGTTCTATATGCAACGGTAAATGTTGCTTGATCTCGAATTTCCAATCCAAATTTTGAAAGGAAGTCACCTTGGCCACTGAAACCATCGACAGACTTGACATACATGTCCATTTGATATACAGCATCAAACACTGTTAATCTATCTTCATTCATGATGTGATCAAACGCGCTAGAAGTTCTAGTCACATAAAATGTATCAACACCGAATATAGAGATACTTTCTATTACTAAATCATCAATAAGTTGTTGTTCATTGAAATAGTTATAGTTCTGGAAAAATACATTAGTTGCCATTCATTGAATCACACTTCTATGTTTGCAATTATCATTATGATATCTTTTTATTTGAGTAGCATAATTCTCAGCTTTACACACACAGCACGTCATGATGGTCTTATTCTGTGGTTTCCCTGTCAATGTAGTTTTTAATTTTTCTCTAGTTTCAATTGACACTGGTCTGCCTTTTAGTTTTTTAATTATTTTATTTTTTGTTTCTTGCGAAAATTGTCTTTCCTTAAGATATCCTATGAGATCTGAATTTCTTTTAACTCCAAGTTTTTTTAAGCGCATCTTTTCTTTAGTTTCATTGCTATGTTTTTTTCCTTTATTAGGAGATTTTCCTATAGCTGCAAGATCATACATAATTTGAGGTCTGATTTTTGATTCTAATTCATATTGCCATTTACACCAAATATGTGCATGTGTAATTTTATTATTTTTCATCATTCTAGTTAAAGCATATTTCATTTTTATAGAATGATTTTTAAATCTGCACATTTTTATCAGAAGCCAGTGAACTAAAAAATGTTCTCTGGGTAAAAGTCTTACAAGATTACATTTAGAATTTTTGCCTCCAAGAGATTTAGGTATTATGTGGTGTTTTTCAGTATATTCTGTAATTTGAAAATTTCTATCTGCACATTTGTGTATTATGGAATAATACCATTTAGTATATTTGTTATTTAAAAAAAGTGTATCATTCATGATTAATTAACCGCTCATATTATAGACAAGTGGTTGAAGTAATTTCTTAGCTTCATCTTCCATATTTCTGCGCTCTTCTCGGGCGTCGGAAAGTATTTGTTCACCATTAAATTGAACGCCACCGACAAGTTGCATATTTGAAAACTTTGTAATATTACTTCCCCATTGTTCTTTAATCAACGCAGAAGTATAATTTTGAAGAAATCTATCACCCCATATATCTGGATTAGTTTCATCTATGGGCGCGTATGCTTCAATTATAATAAAATAACCGGGTGTTAATTTTGCTTTACTCTGATCAATATAAAGTTTATTAGTATGTTTGTTATATCTAATTAAAGGTAAGCCGACAAGCCATTCTTGAATAAAACGAATATGCGACATAGTCATATAATAGTTCTGAATAGAATAACCTGTAAGATCCTGCAAATTATTTAGAACGAATTGGTATTGTACGTTAAACATTCCAGTACCAGTTGAAATAGATGAAGATAGATCAAAAATACGAACAACACCAAGTAAATTAGCATACTCAGTATTATTTAAATCCACATAACCTTGATCTATTTCCTCTTGAGTTAACAGGTGTTTAAGGTAAACAAGATCTGAACCATTATAGTGATAATCGTTCCAAAATGTCAATGCCTCATCCACACGGTCATCAATTTGTTCATCAGAAACGTTAATTTGGATAACAGGATGCCCTAATTTTCTTAAGCAGTATTCTTTGAATTCTTTTCTAGTTCTTGGTAATGCCATTCTGTCACCTTAAAGAAGTGGGGTTTTTTCTATTTATACTACTAAAGACATTACTTTTTAGTTGACACATTCTACGGGTGTGTTATAATTGGATTATCATCCATAAAATAATACTGAATCAAATACGAATTATATCTTCCTCAATACAATTAATACCGTATTGAATTTCAACAATTCGGACTTCATCTTTTGTGTTATTAATAAGTTGATGCCATTCTTCTTTTAGAATATGTATCTCATCGTTCTTTTCTAATACAGAGCAATTTAGAGTTTCAAGATCAGTTCCATGATTTACAGTGGCAATACCATGAGATACAATCCAATATTCACTTCTTAAATTATGTTTTTGTAGGCTGAGAGATTTACCAGGTTCTACAACTAACTCTTTGACTTTGAGTGATGGACCGTCAGAATGTAAAACTCTGTAGTAACCCCACTTTCGTTCTGTTTTTGGTGTCTTCCATTCGGTTAGTATTTTTGATGATGAATTCATTTTATGCTCACCACCTACACCAAATACAAACTTAAGTCTTTTTGATTCCTCATCTGAACAAGGTATATTCATTTCTGGAATATTTGTTTTTGTGCGATCCCCGCCATTCGCAAAAATGATTTTTGAATCTGTGTATGCATCAAGACAGTAACGTATTGCGGCGCTTGAACTCCCATCAGAATCGTCATAGACAATTACTGTGTCAACCATCGACAGATTTTTTATAATTTCTACTCTCTCGTTTATATCCATGAATGGCTGTCCTTTTTTACGAGCTAACCATTCATTGCTATTGACACCTACAACGAGTGTATTTCCTAATTTTTTTGCTTCTTTAAAATATGCTATATGACCACTATGTATGGGATCAAATCCTCCAGTTGTAATTACAATCGTATTTTTCATTCTTTAGGACTCCATTTATCATAATCTACGTGTTTGAAAAGACCTTCACCCCAAGCAACTTTATATTCTTGACTTGCCCACCATTTTGATATTGAAGGCTCGAGATGTTTTTCTTCATATGAAACAAAATTTTCTATCGACTTAATTAAAAATTCAGTTTCAAATAAGCAAGGATTGTTTGTCCAATTTGACCATCTTGAAGTTGTGACATAGTGATATTTGTATTTATGTATTTTATCAGGGAACATCTTATCTGGTTCATCAACCCAGTGAATGCAATCAAATAAGTGCGGAGATATTAAATCGGTATTTGGATCATAATGATTTAATTCATTACCTTTATATACTTCAGAATATAGAGGATAACCAAAGTTTTTTCTGGAACGTAATCTAACGCTATTATAACCATCTTCAATTAGTTCTAGCGCGCCTAGAAGTCTTCGCTTAGTAGTAAAATAATTTTCTACTAGATGCCAGTCATGTTCTAAAAATATGAATTTATCATTACGTGCCTGCTGTGCTAGAATAAGCATGCCATTACCTATTCCAACATTACTATCAAGTCCAATAAATGGCAAATTAAATTTGTTTGCTAATCTCTTATCATCATCTGTCACTTCTTGGAATAAAATAACAACGTCTTGAATCAGATCAAAAAGGTCATTTTTAATATAAGTCTCTAATGTTTTTTCGAGTGTATTAGGTGATTTCCACGAAAGAATTCCCGCTGAGATTGGTAATGTCATATTAAAATCCTGTATATTTTTTGCGAACAAATTCTAAGTCATAAAGTGAATAGCTAATATCTTTTTCTTCTCCTGCGAATGGAGTTTCTTGTGGGCATACATTTCTCCAACCTGGTCCCCATTTTCTAGTAAGATATTCTATATTCATTGCATTTGCATTTTGTAAGATATCTCGTAAAGTTTCATCAGATTTTTCAGTCTGTCTTCCGTGAACATAGTAATCTTTTGCATCACCTGTTCCGTGAAGATAACCATTTTGAAGTCCTACAACCTTTTTTACGCCCTTATT